TGCAGCTGCTATTGGACTAGTCAAACCAGAGATTCCGTTGCCTGAGGACTTTGCAACTCCTGAAGAATATCAAGTAGCTAACGAAGCATTTATGACTGCTTACGTGTTATTTGAGCAGCAAAGAGCTGATTCTATCCGTGCTACACTTGAAACGGGCGAGATGCCCGAAGGTGTTACAGGCCTTATCCCAGACGGCAGCACTAAAACTAGTTGGCGTTGGATGGGCGAAGTTTTCGAAGAAAGTTCAGACGAGATTTTACAAAACAGTATTGTCGTCAGGAACCTTCAGGAAGCTGGTGTTGGTTCTATCGAAGCGCTGAAATATCTATTCCCAAATAAAACGGAAGAAGAGAGAGCAGCAATGTTGAGCGGGTTCCCGTTCCGAGTAGTCCAACAAACACAGCAAAGTATTAATTCATTCATCAGCTTGCTGGGTTCTTTGTACCAGCTGCCCCACCCACAGACGCCAGATATGCCTTTGGCCTCTGACCCGAACCTTGATATCACTGGGTTCTTATATCGTTCATTAGAGTATTTACGTAAGGAGTTAAGTTACAGTGGAAAGTACAAACCAAGCAGTAGCGACGACAGCACAGCCAAGCTTACAGACGCCGATCTCAAGCGCTCCGCCCTCGGCCGCTCAGTACGCGACGAGCGCACCCCAGACCTTGCAGGCGCCACCGATGGCGCAACTGGAGCTGGCCCAACATCCGGCTTACCAGGCTTCGGCCCCGGCCCCGCAGGCTTCGGCTCCGGCGGCCCAGGGGAATCCGTGGCAGGAGGCGTTTCAGGCCCTGAGCGCAAGTTTGAATACAGGCAGCCCCTCCCAGGCCCAGGCTCAGTACTCGGCGTACCAAACGCCGACGCCACAGGCCAATACCCAAGCCAGCTGGGCTTCAATGGCGCCTTCGGCTCCCCAGACTTACAGTCCCCAAGTTTCAACCCCCTCTTACTTGCAGGAAACGCAGCCCAGCAGCCAGCCGCAAGGCCTCAGCGACGGGTATCTAAGTCAAGTAAGCGACGAAAGTCTTGAAGTTCTTGAGCACTTTGGTGCAGAAGCGCCAGCTCTCCTTAACCAATATGCTTGTGCAGTAGAGGATGCTCTGATTGAGCAAGTTCAACGCAACCAATCTGCTGGTCTGCAACTGGAAGCTGCTGGTGAAGAGCGTGCAGCTATGAACCTGATGCTAACTAACCCTGACATCTTGGCTGATTATGTCAACGATTTCTTTGGTCCTGAAGGTCCGTATCCAACTGAGACTGCAGAAGAGACGATGACACGGGAAGCTTATGAAGCTCGTGCTCAGTTTGAAGCTGAAATCGAAGCTCAAGAGCAAGGTCGTGTTCCTCAATCCTTTGCACGTCCTGAAATGGATATGCCAATGCCCGGACGTCAAGTCAATCCAGTTAATGATTTCTGGGGTGGTTTCAGCAGTATGATGGATAACAATCCTGAAGATGCTTGGAAGTATCTTTCTCAAGCTCCTCAAGGTGCGCTGTCTGGCAAGATGTTGGTTCAGGACCTCTGATAAAACATCTTCTACAATATAAATAAAGTAGATTACAAACAAATGGCTTCACCTTATAGAGTTGCAGAAGAAATGCTTGGTGCAGCATCTGCACAGCGTGGACTAGAGGGTATGCAGCGGACTGCTGCTCCCCTCGGTCCTAATATGTATGACGGCGGTCCTGCATCCAAAGTGCAAGCCAATACCCAGTCTTTTAATAATGCAAGGCTGCAAGAGCAGAACATTATGCAGAACACAGGCTCTGCTTCTGCTCAAGCTTCTGTTGATGCAGTAAATGACCTGCGGAAACAGCAGCTTGTCAGTGATAACGCTGAGTACAAGGCAAATGCTTTGCGTGAAGGTTATAAAGAAAATGTACTAGAAGTAATGGGAGCACCTGCTATTGCTCAGATGGGTTCTATGACACCTGTAGAAGGACAAGCTCATCGTTACAACATTGCTACGACTAAAGCATCAACAATGGGTATGAATCCTGACTTAATGCAGAATGCAATTCAAGGCAGTACTAACGGCTGATTGACTACAATATGAGTAGTAAATAAATATCTGTTGTGCGGAAAGCAGGAGACAAACCTTGTGGGTGTCAGCACGAAGACCCTGAGGTGTTCCAAACTATTTGGAAACACCTTAAGACTGATGGTATGCCCGACCAAGCTGCTAATCAGCTGACTGCTGAGATGCTTACTCACGGTGAAGATATCGATAGTTCAATTGAAGCGTATGAGCGCAATTACGCTAACTTCAAAGAGCGAGGGTATAACGAGCACGCTGCACAAGCTATGGCAGTTGAATCATTAGAAGGTGGTGAAGAACCATCAGAAAGTATTAGATTTGCTCGCATATATGGTTGACAGTAAGTAATACATAGGGCTAGAATAAAGTATCAGTGAAGATAAGACTATATGTCACAACCAAAGATTTCAGGTGATTCCGTTCGTGCTTACTTACGGGATATCGGACGCATTCCTCTGTTAGAACACGATGAAGAAATCCTCCTCGGTCGTCAAGTGCAACGTATGATGACATTAGAGGAAATGAAGAAAGAACTAGAACTTGATAACCAAGGGCTAGCAGATGCAATGGACGTTTCCTTGAAACAAGTAAAACGAGAGCTGCGGGAAGGTGCTAAAGCAAAAGACAAAATGGTTACCGCCAACCTACGCTTGGTTGTATCGGTCGCTAAGAAATACACCAAGCGGAATATGGAACTCCTCGACATTATCCAGGAGGGAACGATTGGTCTTGTCCGTGGCGTGGAAAAGTTCGATCCTGGCCGTGGCTATAAGTTTAGTACTTACGCATATTGGTGGATACGCCAAGGTATTACTAGGGCCATTGCTGAGAAGTCTCGTGCTATTCGTCTACCGATACACGTCACAGAGAACCTCAATCGTCTCAAGAAAGCTCAACGAGAGCTCTCTCAAATGAACGGACGGATGCCTAATGTGTTTGAGCTGTCTGACCATCTTGAGCTGACTGTAGATGAAATCAAAGACTTGATGTGCAAAGCACGTCAGCCAACTTCACTTGAAATCAAGATTGGCGAAAACCGCGACACGGCATTAATTGACCTGCTTGAAGATGAGACGCAACTGCCTGAGCGATTGCTTGAGCGTGCCTATATCAAAGAAGACATCAGAAGTCTTATCAGCGAACTGCCTGAGATGCAAGCAGCTGTCGTCAGTATGCGATACGGGATTGGCGAAGAGATACTCGAACCGATGTCTATGACAGCAGTTGGTCAGGTTTTAAATATGAGCCGTGACCGTGTCCGTACATTCGAGCAGAAAGCCTTGAAAGCATTAAGGGAAAAGTCTAAAGCTATCAGTGATTATCTTTAATACAATAGGAGAAAGGTATGTCTTGGAATAGCTGTGTCTCACCCGTCAATGGATGTAACCGACCAAATTATACAAATCAATCAACTGTATGGCGGTAGCGATAATACTTCGCAAAATTACACTGCCTCGGGACGCTGCTTAAATTATGCAAGAAAGGCGTCTATACAGAACCCTGAAGTAGACAGGGTGACTACCATCCCACGTGCACTTAAATATCAAGATGCCGTAGGACTGTTTGGTTCTGAAAATCATTTTGTAAAAGTACAGTTAAAAATTCAGAACCCAGTCACTGAGTGCTATGACGACCCTGGATATCAATGTGCAACTTTAAGTGCAGATACTTTTGCACCTGATGACCCGTACACTACTCCAAACCAAGGAGAAGCTCCTGGCGCTGCATACATAAATATCTACGCTGATTTAGAAACAGTAAATACCTACGACCCTGCGGGGATGCTTGGCAATACAATCCCTAACATCAACACAGTCTTTGTAAGAGTAGACCTCAATAACTTAAGGACAGGTAATCACTATATTGACAATTGGTTTGACGTCAGACTGTACTACGAAACACGAGAAGAGCATCCGTATGATGTGATGTACGTTCACGGACAGCGGTATTTCTATATTGGATTTCACGCACGTAATACAAAAAGACTTCCCTACAACGTCGAGTGCGCTATAGGGAAGGCTAGTGATGAAGGTAATGATGGTATTCTATTCCAAAGTCAAGTAGACCCCAGGTTGTTAGCTAAGACGTTCAGCTAACAGTGATGTCACCGCCCATTCCTGCGTGGCTAGCACACTGATAGCTGAAGCTTCCAGCAATCGGCGGGGTAAATAGAAGGTCAGTACCCTGCTGCTCGATTCCAACTGTGACTTCAGTTGTTTTAGTAGCATCTGTGTAAATTTTGAAAGGATGGCCAGACAGCGAAGCATCAGAAAGGTCAAAGTGAATTGTCTCTCCAGCATTAGCAGTAATAGTGTCGTTAGCTACACCATCGATTTCATAGTTGCCGCCATTCTCAGTAACCACGTAAGCGTGGTCAGCGTTTGCCACTAACGTAGAGAACAGGACAGCAACGTTGACATCTAGAGTGTCTGAAGAATCGTTGCCATCAAAATTAGCATTTGAAGAGCTTACAGCACAAGTAACTCCTTGAGCACCAGAAGTACTCCAAGAGATTACTGCTGATGTAGTACCCTGTCCGCTATCAATAGAGCCTCCTGCGCTAACACCCCAGAGATAAGTAAATGGAGTTGCATCTCCTGTAACTGTAACCGTATAGGTTTCAGTGTCTCCATCAGTCGGAGCCTCGTTACCAGCAACAGTAACGCTGCTAATAGTCGTATCAGGGGGAGCTGCCGACGGACGGTCAGCTGCTCCAGGTGGTGTAACAGTAACAATCTGACCACCAGAAATACTAGGGAAAATATAATGCTCAATCAGCTGCATACTTTCAGTAAACAGTGCTGCTCGGTCTAGCTCGTTAATTCCAGTAAAGGTAAAGTTAAAGTTACCATCGTGGATGATTTTAACGTTCGTCGTTTCAAACTTACCAGTAGGTAGAGCCAGTTTGACAGTACCGTCTCCCGTTGTGACTTTAAAAATAGTACAAGTAGCGTACGTAGTATTCACACTCTTACGCCACCACTCTTTCACCTGATGTGTATCACCACCACGTAATGGCCGGATAATTGACATCTCCGTACCTGTGTGCTTGCGGACACCTTTTACACCAACAAGCTCAAGACTATCAGCCATAGTTCTCAATAAGACTTTCTTCTATTTTAGTCCATTTAAGATTATCGGCGGAGTTATTAGTTTTACAGTTATCTATGTGAATTACACGGCTACAAGATTTACCGCGTCCAGGCTGAGTTGTCGGTGGAGCAAGAAATGCAAGTGCCACGAGTTTATGCACAGTGACAGTAATTGTCTTGCGCCTGCCAATCCTTTGTGTTAGATTGACTTGTCGATAGCCATTCTTATTTACTCGTTGTTTAAGGATCCGTTCAATCTGCCCTTTCGTGCTTTTAATATCACCAGCGTCATTGACATAGTATTCAATGCAACACTCGAAGCCAGGTAAAAGATGAATAGGCTTCCAAATTTTATCATCAATAAACTCCATAACCACAAATTAATTGGGTACATTCTCAATAGCAAAGTATAACCTATAACATACAATTATGTGACTAAGTCGAAGTCACTTATAAACCTTTTAGCTTACGGAGTTTCTGTCCTATGTGGATAGACAATGATTTTCCGAAGCTTCTTGGTGCAGAACTTTACCGTCCTCATCCTGCCTACATCATTGAGATGGCAGTTGAGCCAGTGGTAGTCCACGATTTCAGCAAACAGCCCGGGCAAACCGTGCAGCTCGATCGTTACCGCTTCTGGGGTAAGCCTGGCACTAAGGAGTCCCGTGAGCGGACCGCCGACCAAACTCTTGGATCCGCATCCGCACGCAACATCGTCAAGGACAAGGTGCTCGTGACTCTGCGTGAGTACACCGGCCCCGCTGATTCTCGCGATGCTACCCAGCCCTCTACTTTCAAGGTGGCTCGGGAAACCCTGATCACCGCCCAGCGCCTGCTGCTGGACACCGGCAACCTGAATGTCTTCCATCAGAGCATCGGTAGCTTGACGCTGCTGGATGATTACCGTCGGTGGCGTGACCGCGTCTTTGCTAACGAACTGCTGAAGGCTGAGTCCTGCGGCCAGTCTTCTGACGAGCAAGGCGGTTACTACTTCCCCGGTGGCAAGTCCAAGGATGTGCTCGCAACCCCTGGTTACGAAGCCTCTGAATCTGCCAAGTTCGACGTCAAGACCGACCTCCTCGAAGTCGTCAAGGATATGCGTAAGCGCAACGTCCCGACCTTCGCCGATGGTTACTACCGCTGCATCGTGGATCCGACCGCGATGATGCACCTGCGTCAGAACAGCGACTTCCGCGAAATCGCACGCTATCCAGGCACTGGGATGATTAATCCTATGCAGCCTGCCCTGCAGCCCAACGCCAACTTCTACCAAGGTATGGGCCCTGCTTACGGTCAAGCCGGCTTCGTTGCTGGTCAGCCCGTTATGCCGACTGGCTTCCTCTTTGAGGGTGTCCGTTGGTTCGAGTCCACCAACCTGCCCGAGCAGACCTTCAACGTCACGATTGCCGATGCTTCCATCGCCAACACTGCTGACACCGAAGCCGCTCAGCTCATCTTCTTCGGCCCTCAAGCCGTCGGTGTGGGTATCGGTGGCAACAACGCTCAGATTCTTCTAAATAACAACGACGACTTCAGCCGTTTTATCATTATGATCTGGAGCCTGTTTGCCGGTTTTGAAACGCTTAACCGCGATTTCATTACGGTTGGTTACTCTTTCGTTTATTGATAGGAGGTAACTAACTATGTCTACAATTTTCCCCGGTAACTACGTAGCCCAACTGAACGCATACCGCGATCAAGGTGTTGTGGCTCTCCCTGGCGTGGAGTTCTATCGCCAAGTTGGTGCTGTGGTTCTGAACCCTGACACCCGTGGCATCGTTGCAAGCGGCGAACTGGCTGCTGGCGATTACGCTGCCTACATCCTGTCTCCTGACCTGCGTCAAGATGACAAGCCCCGTCTGGACAAGCCTATGGTTGTTCCCGCCGGAGCTGTTGTCTACCGCACTGCCGTGTCCGCCCCTGGCGTGCAAGGTGCTGATGGTGAGACTATCAAGGTAAAGGCCGCAACTGGCCTGCCTACCAGTGTGGACCTGACCGCTGATGCGGACGGTTTCTATCCTGTTGAGGGTACCTCTTCTGACCTGCCTTCCATTCTGAATGGAACTGCACTGGGCTCTGATACTGCAATTGAAGTCACCACTGAAGGTGTCAACGTTGCCAAACTCAACCCATCTGCTGGTGCTTGCCGTAATTCACCTTCTGCCATCCTGGTTGAAGTGTGCTACTTCGTCCCTGCACCTGCTCCTAGCTACGACGACGCTCACGTCCCGTATGCTGTTGAAGCTGGACAAGGAACCTGATTTAAATAATCAGTCGAAAGAAGCGCTCTTCGGGGCGCTTTTTTTGTGCCTATAATAAATCTAGGGTACTTATTTAAATATGTCCGAACGATTATTTCAAGATTCAAAAACAGGAAAGCTCGTCGAGTTTATTGGTAAACACGACAAAGAGTTTGCGATGGTGAAAGATGCAGTGGGTAACGTTAGCTACTTAACTCTTGACCAGCTTGTGCCTTACGACAAGAACGTTGGCCGTTTATCTAAGGTAAAAGCTCCTGAGCTTATCGTGCCTGAAGAGGAAGCTCCAGCAACAGTTGTGCCTATCGAAGACCGTAGGCTTAACTTGAATACTGCACCTGCAGAACAGATTGCTAAGCGCCTGCCTGGTGTTGGATTTGCAACCGCTAAAAAGATTGTTGAACTACGTATGTCTCTCAGTGGAGAGCGTTTCAATAATCTCAAGCAACTAGAGAATATCCCTCGTGTTAACTGGGAGCAGCTAATTGAAGAAGACCTTATCTTCATTAGTTAAACTAGTACTAGTGTAATTAATAAATAGATGCTGACTCCAGAAGAGGCGCTTTTATTTCAAGCGGTAAAAGACGAAGAAGCTAAGCAAGCTGCTTTGAATATCGGAAGCACTGCTGGAGCTATCGGTGGTGCAGCACTTGGTAGTGCCGGTGGACAAATCCCACATATGCTTGGACAAGGACTAGCCAAACTAAGAGGACGTACTCCAGGAGCATTTAAACCTGGTGCGAGAATGGCAGGGGGTTTAACTGGAATGCTTTTAGGCGGAGCGCTTGGAGCTGGTGTTGCTGCAATGACTAAACAAAACTCACCTGCTGCACAGATGCTTGGTAAAATTCAAAGCCAAGGTGGGCAGATGAGTGAGATGGATAAAATTCAACTAAGCCGTATGTTGGGTCAAATTTATAACGAACCTTCGCAGTTGATGTAATGCAGCTAGACGACTATCTAAAATCTAAAGTTAGGTATCACCTAGGCTTTAATGCTGGTGCTCAAATCCCTGCAGGTGATCGCTCTCGTCTAGAAGAAGCAATGGCTCTTGTACCAGATGAGTTGTGGTATAACGAAATTGTTTATCACGTCAAGCGCTGTGACATTGCTTGGAGAGCAAGTGCTGCACTGCCTGATGATTTTAACGACCCTAACGGAAGCAAACTCCTGAACCCATCACGTCAAGAAGTTATTGACGGTGACGTCTCACGTACGATTAATACATCAGACCCGCTGAAGGGTGATGACTATTTCCGTGAGATTTATTTAAGAGAAGTCGACCGCTTAGCAGAAACTTTGTATGTACCTAATTATCGCAGACCTGAAGTTCGTCGCTATTCATTTGAGCGTGCTGGTGCCGAATTTATTATGGCTGTCCCTGGTCCTGCAGACACCGCAGTTGGTTCTAGGATGATGTTTAATGTAAGCTGGCGATAATAGTAGAATAGGTTTAGGAATCCAGTAAGTTAATTATGCATCCCGTATCTACACACGGTGCACCCAAAATTTCTATGGATAGTCGCGAACGTGATTATCAGCAGAGATTAAAGCAAGCTAGTGCTCAAGCGGACGGTAATGAGTTCGTAATGGGTTTAGGTAGTGTTGGGAATGCCGTTAAAAATAGCCGTTCTGGCTACGGTGCTCCAACGATGATGACTAATGAAGTCATCGAAGGTGCAGGTAGCAATTACGCTCAGCCTGATACTACTGCCAATATGCCGCAGTATGACCCTAAAAACTCGACAGGTTCAGTTGAATTAGAAACATCATCTACTGATATTCCTGATCAGGACCCTATGAGTTTCCAGACAGATGCATTAGAAAAACGAATGGGAATTATTCGTAATGCAGTCAGTAATGCTGGTATGAACCTTAACGCTAATCGGAGGGATATGTGATGCCTGATAAAAAGATGGAAAGTGCAATGATGCTGGACCCTGAAAGGTTCAAGATTGCAAAGAATATGTCAGTGATGCCTGGCGGGCCAATGAATAATAACCCGATGAACGTCACCAGCTTGAACCAGATGCCTGCATCAATGGATGGCATCAGCCGTTTCCCATACGGTGACTCAGGTATTCAGCAAGGTCCTGGTGTATTCCCTGTACCTAACTCAGGTATGCCCGGCAGTGCATCAATGAATATGCAGAAACAGCCTCCTGCTGAAGCAGAAGATGTAATGGAAGGTGCTCGTGTTTCGCAAGATGCAGCCAACCGTGGTCTGCAAGCCAATGGACATATGGTGCTCGGTAGCCCACCAATGGAGTTCCCAGGCAATATGCAAGGGACTAGCGGAATGATGCTTCCTCCTGCCAATTCGATGAATGCTATGACGCC